ACTGATCGGTGTCAAGTGCGTGCGTGCGGAGTTTCAACACGAACTGGAGAGGCTCGGCGATGAGCTGGTATCTGTTGATCCCAATCTGGTTCTTTGTCTTGGGAATGCTGCTCTATGGGCTCTCAGTGGCAAGACCGGGGTCTCCAAACTTCGGGGGACTACCTCAGTCAGTACGCATACTGCTACTGGTTATAAGCTACTGCCCACTTATCATCCTGCTGCTGTACTTCGTCAGTACGAACTCCGCCCCATCGTAATCATGGACCTGACCAAAGCCGCTCGGGAGAAAGAGTTCCCGGAGATCCGACGTGTGCGGAGGGAGATGTGGGTTGAGCCGAGTCTTGCCGATCTCGAAGACTTCTATCATCTACATGTGCAGGGTCGGCCTTACGTATCCATCGACATCGAGAATCCAGGTGGGCCAATCTCGGAGGTGGGGCTCGGTCATACCAAAGCCGCAATCATAATTCCATTCGACGATTTCAGAAAGGCAAACCGATCATATTGGAAAACAGCAGCGGAGGAGGTGCAGGCAATCAACTTTATCAAGAAGGTTGCGGAGGATAGAACACTCCGCAAGGTAATGCAGAATGGTCTGCATGACGTGTCAGTGCTGTATCGGCACTGGGGGATCAAAACCAACAACATCGATGAAGATTGCATGCTTCTGCACCATGCACTTCAACCAGAAAGCTTGAAAGGATTGGGCTTCTTAGGTGCAACTTACATTGACGAGATCGCATGGAAAGAAATGCGCAAGTTCAAATCATTCAAGCGAGATGACTAATGCGGATCATATACACAGATGAGATGGATATTGAAAAGTTACCAAGTTGGGACCGGGACTGTGTATACAACGGACTCGATGTGTGCGCCACGGAAGAGATTCTGCACGTCTTAAAGCCCCAGCTTGATAATCACACAGCAGCCACTTACACATTCTCCAAGGATCTGCAAGGCCCCGTGCTGGAGATGAAGCTCCGCGGGGTCCTAGTCGACCAAGCCCGCAAGGAGCAGGTGATCGACGAACTCCATGAAAAGCTGGAGATCCTCGAACGCAACCTCGACCGCATCGTCCTCGATGGGGTCGGCATGCATTACTTCAACTGGAGATCGAACGATGACCTACAACGACTCTTCTACGGCTACCTCCAAATCCCCGAGATCCGCAAGCGTGGCCGTCCGAGCGTGGATCGTGATGCTTTGGAGAAGATTCAAGCTTATACCATCGCTCAGCCTATTGTGGCTCATCTTGTGGCTCTTAAGGAGATTGGAAAGAAGATCGGAGTGCTTAGGACCGCCGTCGACCCAGACGGGAGAATCAGGACGAGTTATAACATCGCGGGAACGAGTACAGGTCGCTTCTCTTCTAGTTTCAGTGAATTCGGCACGGGCGGAAATCTACAGAACGTGGAGGAGAGCCTCCGTTCGATCCTCGTAGCCGATCCAGGGTATAAGTTCGCCAAGTTCGATGCCAAGCAGATCCAGAGCCGGATCGTTGGGGCGATTGAATGGAACATCTTCCGTGATGGTCGATACCTCGATGCTTGCGAAGATGATGATCTGCACACCGTCGTCGCGAAGATGGTCTGGCCTAACCTACCTTGGACCGGTGATCAGAAGAAGGACAAGGAGATTGCGGAGACCCCCTTCTACCGCCACTACACACACCGCTTCATGTGTAAGAAGCTCGGCCATGGATCCAATTTCGAGGGTAAGCCTCCAACGCTAGCGTCGCAATCCAAACTTCCACTCTCAATCATCCAGCTATTCCAGCCAAAGTATTACAAAGCCTTCCCGGCACACGAACAGTGGCACGAATGGGTACGCGAACAGATTCGACTATGTGGCCAGATCATCTCAATCACAGGTCGTAAACGCCAGTTTTGGGGCCGGCGCAACGATGACGCAACGGTACGTGAGGCAATCGCATACGATCCGCAAGCCTCCGAGTCCTGGATCGTTAACACAGCAATGCTAAACATCTGGCGTCAGAACTTCGTTAAGCTGATGCTCCAAGACCACGACGCGCTTACCTTCATGTATCACGAAGAGGAAGAGGATGAGATCATCCCCAGGCTCCTAGACGAGCTTATCGTCCCAGTTCCCCTAGAGCATGGGCGTGTTCTCCGTGTCCCATATGACGCAAAGATAGGGTGGAATCGCGGTGACTACAATGAAAAGACCAACCCCCACGGCCTCCGTGATTGGAGCCCCAGCCGTCGTGACGAACGGACATCCCCAAAGGCAGTGCGAGTCATGGATCGGCCGATTCGTCGAACATACCGAAAATTTGCAATCACCTGAGCTCTTCCGCAAATGGGCTGCGATCGGGGCTATCGCGGCCGTGCTGGAGCAGAAGGTTTGGCTGACGACTTCGTCGCCAATCTACCCGAACCTATTCACGTTGCTTTGCGGACACCCTGGGACTGGCAAGACGCGGACCGTTCGCGCAGCACGCGCTCTCCTCGACGAGATCCCTGAGTTCCACTTCGCTCCGCATTCGTTCTCTTGGGCCTCGCTGGTTGACGCAATGGTCCGCGCAAAGCGAACGCTGATCCGTCTCCCCGACGAGCCGATGGAGTATAACTCGCTAGCCATCGTTGCGGATGAGATCGGCACGTTCCTCCACAAGTACGACCACGAGATGAGCGACGGGATGTCCGCATTCTACGATCCCGATCCGTACCGACAAGAGCGGCGGGGGAATGAGCTGCGGATTAAGATCAAATCCCCGCAACTCAACCTCCTCTGCGGACTCACCCCGAGCAAGATGGAGGACACGATCCCAGTGAGCGCCTGGGGGCAAGGCCTGATGTCGCGGATGATCATGGTGTTCTCGGATCAGCGGATCCTTGGCGACGACTTCGAGACCGTGACATACGACAAACCCGCGGAGCTAATCGCCGACCTAAAACTCCTCAATACAATCACTGGGGAGTTCAAGGTAACCGAGGACTACCGCAATCTCGTCTATACTTGGCGGAAGAATGGCGAAGCCATCCCCAACGTGCCGATCCCTTCGCATCCGAAGCTACTCCACTACAACTCTCGCCGCAAGGTTAACCTATACAAGCTGTCGATGATCGCCTCAATCGAGCGGAGCGATGTCCTGATTCTCGACCGCGCAGCGTTCAACACTGCGATGGGATGGCTGGTCGAAGCCGAGTCCGTAATGGCCGATGTCTTCCGCGCTGGCGCTGCTGGCGCAGATGGCAAGATCATGGAGGAAATAATCCACTTCATCCAAACCATGGATCACGGGAAAGGAGTCTCCGAACACCTAATCAACCGCTTCGCTTCCGAACGCCTCCCTATCCACACCGTGGGCCGGGTGATTGAGGTACTGATCGGCAGCGGACAGATCTGCATGCTAGGAATGAACACGCGAACGCAAATGCGACAGTTCGCGATCAGGAGGGCTGGAGATGACCTGTCATCGTTATGATCGAAGCACGTTGAAGAAACTTCGCCGTTTGGTCTCCACGCAGCACAACGAGATCATCAAGCTAACCCTCCAACGCGACTTCGCGCTCGCGCACCTACTGGATCGTGAAGTACGTCTCGAACGAATCACTCTTGATCGGCCAGAGATATTCCCAGGGCCAACAGCTGATATTTGCGGTGACCTTGTACTGCCACTTCCCGCTCGCTAGCTGCCCGGCAGGGACCACGATAAACCGAAACGGGGCTGGATCGCCGGGTTGCGCATTCGGCCCTTTATGCTTTGGGGTGTTGATCACGTGGCTGTCGAGCTTGATCGGGCTCCCGGAGACTTTGGTAGGGTTATCCACCGCAATCATCGGTCGGATCTCCTGCTCCGCGATGCCCGGGCAGAGTCGGGACCAGTCCACGTACTTCGTGATCTTGAGCGTGATGTAATCCCCCGTAAACCCCACCTGCTCCACCTTCACATCCGTAAACCGCACCGGCTTCGCGTAGTAGCTCCATGCGATCAACCAGATCGCTACGGTCAGCAGCACACCGAACAGGGTCGGCAACCCGTAGCACACCGGGAACGTAACCAGCTCTCTCCCAAACAGCCTGAATGTCCTTGCCATCTTTCCCTCTCAGTGAAACAGCCCAGAGATGTACGCAGCGATGGTCCCGATGATGCTGAAGATGGTCAGAATCAACGGTGGAATTGCCAACCACGCTTGCCAAAGCCGCTTGCGGTTCTCCTGCCGGTACATCTGTCCGCGCACCCATCGATTCTCATCCGGTCCCAACGGATGTCCGTCAAACTGGCTGTATGGCATCTTCCCCATCCCCTGGGTAGGGGGCGGGGCTTGACCTACCCCGCCCAGTTGCGTCATTTGTCGAGCTCACTCAGGTTCGGCCTGCCTTGCTCGAGATGGTCATCGATCAGGTGCGCAGCCTCTTGCGGAGGGACTCCGCGCCGCGTGAGCAGTCCGAAGATCCCGAGCAACTTCGGCAACCATCGCGAGGCGAGTTCGAGTCCAGCCTCGACTTCTTTGAACGTGTCACCCATAAGCTTCTCCTTTCCGGCAGGTTACTTGTGGAGCCGGGCTTCGCCGGAGATAATCCCCCGGCCCCATTCGAGGATGTTCCGCGGGCGTTGTTGGCGCGTGCGGACATCGTTGAGGAACTCTGCGGTGCGGCCAATCTGCGCGAGGGGCAGGCCAGTGCCGAGGCCGATTACGTTCGCAGTGTTGGCGATCGATTTCTTCATCGGCTTGCCTTCAGCCTTGCGCTTCAGGTCGGTATAGAGGGACGAGATCGCGCCAAACAGTGCGGTGACCGGGGTGCGCGGGTTTTGCCCTTCCAGGAAGTAGTTCGCTGCATCCCGCACGATCGGGACAGTGCTGAGGGGCTGGAGAGCAAGGGCTTTGCCGACTGTCTTGAACCAGCTATCCCCTTCCTTCGACTGATTGAACAGTGCCGCGCCAAACCCAGCGCCAACTACAACGGACCCGAGTCCGTTCACAGCAAACTTCTTCCACTCCGCACGGCGTAGGTTCCCAGGGAGCTGGCGCTGCCAGTTGTACATGGAGTTGAAGTATCCGTAGAACATGGTCAGAGACTTCATCGTCTCACTCCCCTGCATGATTGCGGGGAGGTCGACCACACTCGCAGCACCATGACGTTCGCGGACGAAGGAATCTGCGACAGTCACCGCATCGAACTCACTCAGCCCACGCGCAAGTGCCTTGTTGTACTGGTCGACAAAGGTCGACATCCGGAACTCCTGCGACATCTTCATCATCGGCACGAAGCCCCACTCCACAGCTTTCATCTGGAAGCTTTCGAGCTTCTTACTCTTGAACGCCTGTTCCAACTGCTCGCGGAAGTCGCGGTCCATGTTGTAGACGAGATGGCGGAGCTCTTGGGACTTCTCCATCGCCAGCGCAGCGTTCTCGCCTCGGTTCGCAAGCCACGAGGCCCACGCCTTCGGATCCGGGACGCCTATGTCGGGCGAGAGAATCACACGCAGGTTCAGCGGTAGCACGTGGCCGATCAGGTTAATCCGCACCCTCCGCTGCCAGTCATTGTACCATTTAATCGCGCGTTCGTCCGCAATATTCTTATTCGCTACGCGCTTCAGCCACGGCATCAGCTGCGCTTCGTACTCCTCTCCGTAATGCTTGCGGATCGCGCCGCGGATCTCCTTGTCGTTCAGCACACGGTTTGCCTGGACCAACGAGTCCCGGAACGCTATGTCATGAATCGTCTGCTGCATCGTCCCCGCGACTTGCTCCAGGCTCGTTGAGATGTCCACGAAGTCAATGTATCCAGTCCGCTCCTTGAGATGCCCCTTCGCTGTCGCAGCGCGGAAGTACCCCGGCCCAAACAGCCCTTTGCTATCCGCACGATCCTCAATCACCGCAAGGTTCGAGCCGAGCCGGTCATACTTCACCGGCCAGTATCCGCCCTCCTGCACGCCATGCGGAGTCTGCACTGCCTCCGGAGAGATCCACTTCGGCACGACTCCGCTGACGTTCCGTGAGACCGTATCCGTCATCGGTTGCCATTCACGGAATGGTTGCCACATGCGCTGGACGAACTGCCAATCCGCAGCGGTGGCGTGTGCGTCGATCATCGCCTTGATCTGCTGCTCAAACGCCGCAGCTTGCTCTTTCGTCGCCTTCTTCCCGAGAGCAAGGCTTGCGTGGCCGAGGGTGAACTTCTCGATGTTACTTCGGTTTCCCCAGTTCAGCATGATCTGGATCAGGTTCTCGCGCGTGAGATCGTAAGGGAGCCGGGTGTATGGATCGATGATGAAATCTTGCGGAATCGTGTCCGTAAGTGTGCGCTGCCACTTCCTTCCAAACTCCCCCTTGGTCTCCTTGAAGTGCTTCGCAAGCGCGGTGACGAGATCAAACTCCTTCGCCTTACTCAACATCATTGGCACGATCACTGCGCGGTACAGCGGACCCAGCTCCTTGCGGAGGTCAAGGTCCTTGATGATCTCTTCCATCCGTGTAAGCGAGGCATCCATTTCGTAAATCCACCGGCCCTGGCTCTTGCGTTCCCGGGCTGGAAGCTGGGTGATGTGATCAAGCACATCCTGCCGGAACTTCCAAAACTCCATCTGCGCGTTCTCGAACTCAATCGTCTGTGTCTTGCGGCCGATGTGGTTCAGTGAGTCGAGTGCGGACTTGAACTCCGCAAACTCGGCTGTGGT